CTAATGAAGTAGATCAGTCATTCTTGGCAGGCGGAGTAGCACAAATCGGTGCGGCAATTGTAGGACCAACTGTTAAAGGACCTGCACTAGTACCAACCCAAGTAACATCATATGGGGAATTCGAACAAATATTTGGTTCATACACAGATGAATCATACATACCATTCGTAGTAAATGATTATCTACGTAACGGAAATGTAATCACAGTAACACGTCTTTTATATGAAGATGGATATAACATTCAAAACGGAGCATTAGCAGTAATTGCAACATCAGCTTCTGTATCAACAGTAACTCATGTGCTTCATCCTACCCAAGCAGTATTAGGAGCAGGTAATGTAGTAGACGCTGCATATTTTGAAGATTCAGTTATCGGAAACGATGCATCAGGATCATTTGAAATCAAAGTGTCTGGTTCATTTACTACTGATACAACCGTACCTGGATTTAGTGGGGCATTTTTAGTAGCAGAAGGAGCGTCAATATCAGCTTCTATCAAATCATCAGACAATGATTATATTACTAAAATATTTGGTAGATCTCCAAAATCAGTAGATTATCCGGTATATGTTCAATATGAAAATAAAAATGCTTCTTCATTGTTTAACAATCTTGCAGATGTAACTGTAACATTGGGGTCAGCATCAAATTATCAATTTTTACAAGATTATCAAACTGCAGCAACACCTTGGATTACTTCGCAAACAGTAAGTGGTGCTACTAAAAACTTGATTAAGTTTCATACTTTGTCACATGGTACATCAGTTAATGAAGAAGTTAAGATTGGTATTAGAGATGTAAGGCCAGCATCAGAAGTTTCTAATCCAAACGGATACGGAACATTTGCAGTTGAAGTAAGACGAGTTAACACAAAAAATATACCAAATTCACCTTATAGTTCAGAAGACACTGACAGAACACCTGATATTGTTGAATCATTTACCAATCTAAATTTAGATCCAGATTCACCAAGATACATTTCCAGAGTGATTGGAGACCGTTATCAAACAATTACAGATGCAGGAGATATTGTAGTCAATGGAGATTATCCTAACTTGTCTAAATTTATTAGAGTTGAAGTAGCAGACGGCGTATCTGCAAAAACTAACAATGAAACACTTATTCCATTTGGATTTAGAGCATTATCATCTCCAGTACCGAACTTTAATGGAACAAAACAATTAACGGCTACTGCATACAGAACATCACAAGTTCAAACCACATATAGTTCTAAAAATTATCTTGGATTTAACTTTGATAATTTGAACAACTTGAATTATTTAGCTCCTACTCCAACAAGTGGGTCATCAACTGGTAGCAATGCAGACTTTTATCTTGGTGATGTTAATCAAGATGCAGACGCAGCATTCCCATCAGTAGCAAGTGCTTATAGTGGTTCATTGCAAAGTGCATTGACAGCAGGAACATTTACAACCAATGTTTCAATTAACACCAGAAAATTCATGGTACCAATGCAAGGAGGATTTGACGGAGCACGTCCTAACCTACCAAAATTGTCAGGTACTAATATTAAAGCGTCAAACACATTTGGATTTGATTGTAGTGGAACAAGCACAGCAGGTACCAAAGCATATAATAAAGCATTTACACTATTAGGCAACACAGACTATTATGATATGAACATGTTGATTACACCTGGTATCATAGACAGTCTGCATCCTTTAGTAACAAGTGCAGCAAGAAATCTTGTTGAAGACCGACAAGACACATTCTATGTAATGGATAGCAATGCATTGACAGACAACATTGACACTGTGGTGCAACAGGTAACAAGCATTGATAGTAATTATACATCAACATATTGGCCTTGGGTAAGAATTGTGAATCCAGCTAAAAACGTTCCTATTTGGGTGCCACCATCAGTAGCAATACCTGGAGTATTAGCATTCAATGATGCAGTAACAGCTCCATGGTATGCACCTGCCGGTTTGACTCGAGGAGGATTGACTACTGTGGTTGGAACATATAAAAACCTAAGTCAAGCTAACAGAGATGAATTGTATGAGAATCGAGTTAATCCTATAGCAAACTTCCCTAACGAAGGTATTGTGGTATGGGGGCAAAAGACTCTGCAGGCTCGTCCAAGTGCATTAGACAGAGTAAATGTGCGTCGTTTGCTTATTGCAGTCAAGAAGTTTATTGCTTCGTCAACCAGATATTTGGTATTCGAACAAAACACTTCAGCAACAAGAACCAGATTCTTAAACATAGTGAATCCGTATTTGCAGCAAGTAAGTGCCGAACAAGGACTATCAGCATTCCGAGTGGTAATGGATGAAAGTAATAATACACCTGACGTAATTGATCAGAATATTTTATATGGTCAAATATTCTTGCAACCAACAAGAACAGCAGAATTTATTATTTTAGATTTTAATATTCAACCAACCGGAGCTAGTTTCCCTGAATAGAATTTGCATTATGATACAAAAAGGTAGGGTTTCGGCTCTACCTTTTTTACTGTTACTGATATTTATATTAAAATAACGAGGAAATAATATGGCATTAGAAGATTTAATAAACACCGCGAACCCGGGAACGGATTTTGCTGATTATGGTAATGAGACAAATTACTGGAAGCAAGCCTATTCTTGGGAACCAAAAAAGAAGCATCAGTTTATTATGGAAATAGATGGAATTCCTGCCTTTCTAATAAAAGCATCTGCAAAACCAAGCATACAAAACGGAGAAGTTCCATTAGATCACATAAACGTTAAACGTTACGTAAAAGGTAAATCAGAATGGCAAGCAATATCTGTAACATTATATGATCCAATATTGCCTTCGGCTACTCAAGCAGTAATGGATTGGATAAGACTACATCATGAGTCAGTAACTGGAAGAAATGGATATTCTTCAATGTACAAGAAAAATATCACATTGAATCAACTTTCTCCTTTAGGTGAAAAAATTGAACAGTGGGACTTAATTGGTGCTTATATTGTAGATTCTAATTTTGGTGATTTAGATTGGGGTGATGAGGGAGTAATGGAAATACAAATGAATCTTCGTTACGATTACGCTATATTTCAATTTTAAAATAAAATTATTATTACGATTAAAGTAGGGACTAAACTCCCTACTTTTTTTGTGTATAGATATTTATAATAAAGTTATAATAAGGAATATTCATGAGTAAAGTTACTGATAGATTAGACAATAAACATATAATTGAATTAGCAAAACAAAATTACGAGCAAACCAAACAAACTAGCAAGTTTCCTGCTAATATAATTACACTGCCTAGTGCGGGTAAAGTATATCCCGAGTCATCTGTGTTAAGTTCTGGTAAAATAGAAATGCGTCATATGACAGCATATGATGAAGATATATTAACAAATTCAAGCTATTTAAAAGATGGTGTTGTTTTTGATAAATTGTTAGAAGCATTGATTGTAACACCCGGTGTTAGTGTCAATGAAATGATTATAGGTGACAAAGAATGGGCTGTTATATCAGCTCGTATTTTAGGGTATGGTACTGATTATCCTGTAACAGTTACTGATCCAGAAACCAATGAAGTAGTAACAGCTAATTTAGATTTGTCTAAACTTAAGATGAAATCATTCAATTTAAAAAATAGCCATCCTGGATTGTTTGAATATAAATTATCAACTGGAGATGTAATACAATACAAATATCTTACAACCAAAGAGTCAGATGAATTGAATTCTGATTCCTTTGCTTCTGATTTTTTAATTAAAACAGTAATAGCTGTTAATCAAGAAACATCGAAAGACAAAATAGAAGAATTTTTTAAATATGAATGTCGAGCTATCGATAGTAGAAAATTCAGAAAACATGTTGCTGAATCTGCTCCTGGTTTAGATTACAATACTACTGCTGTTAGTGAACAGGGAGGCACTATTCCTGCCATGTTTCAATTTGACACAAAACTTTTTTGGTTTTAAACCAGAGCACCAAGTACAATTTCACGATCAACTTTTTGATTTATTATGGGCTGGAGAAGGTCGATGGTGTTTTGACGATATCTACACCATGCCACTTCGTATACGAAAACTTTGGGTATCGAGAATCAATAAAATGCGAGAAGCAGAAGCAAATCAAATTGCAGAACAAACACAACGCAGTAAAAATACCATTGCTAGGCCTCCTACTAAAAGTAATTAATAGATATTTATAATAAACCGAGCAACAATTGGCATTACCAAAAAACATATCGATACAACAGCTGAAGGGTCGACCTAGACTAGGTAATAAATTTAAGAAAACTAAACAAGATTTAGAAGCATTAAAAAATTCTGGGGCAATAAAAGATCTACAAGATGAAATAGATAATTTTTCTAATACATTACCTTCATTATCTGTACAGTTGTCTGGAATGAAAGATTTACTAAAAGGGACAATTGATGAATTTGCCGCTTTATCTGCAGGTGTTGGTCGAGCTCAAGCATATTTTCAAGATTATTCTAAAGCTGCTAATAAAGCTATAGAAAATCTTTCTTTTTTAATAGAGACTCAAAAAGATTTACAAAAAAGTTTTAAACTGAGTTCTGCCGGTGGATTTGACTTTACTAAAAGATTGCGACAAATTAATGTTGAAGTAGGAGATGCAAAATTATTTAAATACGCAGAAGGTTTAAAAGCGATTACTGGTGGATTTATTACATCTAATAAAATAAGTCAAAAGAATTTAGCTAATTTAACACTAACTCAAGAAGCACTACAAAATAATTTAGGACTTTCGGAGGAAGGAGCTCAAAAATTTGAATTGTTTTCTAGATCAATCGGCAAAAGCGGAGCAGAAAGTTTACGTAACATTAGTATGGCTGCTGAACAAT